CCAATTCTGTGGGGTGGTAGAGCATGATGATGCCTCAACAATGGAGAGAGAAAGTGGTCGAGCGTCAGACGTTCTGAACGCTTCCTTTGCCAACCAGTCTAAAAATTCCTCTGATTGGCGTGCCTAAGAATTGCCAATAATGTTCAGCAATTTGTTCATTAGGCAATAGCTCAAACCGTCCTTCTCTTCCATTGATTGTGGCAGCAGCGGAGCTTCCAGGAGAGACGCCAGAGAGAGCCAAGGGGCTCGTCAATCTTCCCTCCATGTAAACAGCCGTATTATCTGCACCAAGCAAATAATCGTACTGAGGATTCCGCTTTTGCCTCAAGGTGGCATAATACGTGACGCCCGAAGACAATGGCACGTAATTACCAGTGGATTGATCAACGGCATAGCCAGAAGCCACTGACCACACAAGCGTGGCATTAGCTAAAGGCAGGAGACCATTGATCATACAACGAAGCCAATAGAAGAAGAACCAGCGACGGTTTCAAGCATTCGTTTGAACTCTTGGCCATATTGAGTGGCATTGAGTCCTTCGCCATACACTTTGCCTTCTGTGGCACCAATTTGGATGCCCATTTGAGCCAATTGAATGGCGATAATGTGAGCCGCAAGGTGCTTTACTGCCCTGTCGGTTTGGCTACCAAACACATCAGCCGACGCATCGGCAGTTGCTTCAGTGATAGCCCCGTTCACAATTCCCGATGGATGGGGAGTGAATTCAGGGAAGCGCTCTAGAAAGCTTGCGTAGGTGACGGCCATGATTATGCCTTTCCAGTGCGAATAGCTTCCAAACGCTTGTTAATGGCATTACGAATGCGCACTCGCCCTTCAATCTTTTTCCAATCGCCCAATTGCTCGGGATCATGGATAAGTTCAACAGTGCGAATGGCTTCGACGAGAGGAAGTTGAGAAAGAGTGCGAACATCCTGCGGAATGTTTTCTACAGTCAGTTGCTCTTTAAGCTCTTCGATGGCACCAATGGCCATAAGACGTTTAACGGTCCTGTTTTCCCGAGCTACTTTCCATTGACCCTCAGGCACTTCTTGGTTAAGACCAGGAGTGAGTTGGATCATTCCTCCGTCGGTGATAATGCCAAAGCCACCTTCACGCGGCGGGTTTTCAAGTTCGGGGCGATAAGCAATAAGCATTTGATGTTCAAAAAGAACTGTTGATTAGCTTAACGCCCCTCCCTTGACTACGCTCAAGCCGATTCTTGAACGTAAATGACGCTCTTGGGATAGTACAGAGCGACACCACCCACACGGGCATGAGCAGGAACGATGAATTCCAGACCACGCTGCTGGGGCGGGAACAGTTCAAGCGGCTGAGGAATGTGCAGTTGCACTTTCTCGGGGTCACGCTTGTACACCACCATCCGATTGGTGTTGAGCACGCTATTGCCAGCATCAAGCTGGTTCAGAGGCTCAACGTTACGGATGTAGGGGTTGGTGCGCAGGAAGTATTCCAGCACGGTCACATCCGAGGAGTCCGAATTACGACGAGTGGAGATCTCGCGGTAATCGTCATAAGCCATCAGGATGGTGTCGGGCTGCTCCTTCATCTTGGAAGCGTTGATGATGGCAGTCACGCCATAGTTCAACAGTTCCAGCATTTCCTGAGCAGTGGTGCCGCTGCTGGTGAACCACTTGTCAGCAGTCACCACATCAACGGTGGAGTTGTTCAGGAAGCCAGCCAGACCAACGGACGACTCTCCGAAGAAGGCCACATCTTCCACTTTCTCTTCGTAAGCACGACGCACTGCAGAAGCACGGCGTTGCTCAAGAGCAATGTTGGCCATTTGAGCAGCACGCAGTTCTTGAACGGTGTAGCCGAAGCTGCCGCCAAACGAACGGATGTTGATGCTCTTTTCCACCTGGCTGATGTCGGCACGGGGCAGATCATCGGCAGCATCCGCAATCAGACGGAACTCACCAGTGGAGTCCATGATGCGGTAGGTGAAGGTTTGGGCGCCAGGACCAGCTTCGCTGGTTACAGGCAGAATGGTCGGGTATTTGATGTCAGCGTACTGAACTTCAAACACCTGAGGGCGGATAAATTCAAGCTGACGCTCAAGAAAGAGCCCAGCTTCGTCCATGCGAAAATCAGACATTTGGGGGCCTCCTATCAAGTGTCAGCGGTGAGGGTGAACGAAGGGCCGTTCAACTCAACAATCGCCAGGCCGGAGCCAGTGACGGAAGTGAGATAGCGAGCGTTCGACAGAACAGCGCTCTTGTTGGCAATAGCATCGCCAGTAAACTGACCGGCATATTTAACGCCAGTAGCAGTGTGAATGACGCGCACTGCAGTGGCGGGGGTGCAATCGCCATGCACGTACACGGCAACAGCGCCTTCGTTGGCCACGTTCAGCACTTGCTCATCCTTCACGCCAGGACGGCTGTTGGAATCAAGAGCGGTTTCGTCCACATAGGTGAGGACATTGAGGCCAACAACGGTTTCGCCAGTACCACCAAGAGTCTTGGCAGAATTAGCAACAGTGCCGCCGGAAGCATAAGCAACGACATTACCGAAGGCGATAACAGCGTTGGTTTCATTGACATAGGTGCCAATGGTATTGTCGCGAATGTCGGACAGTTGACCTTCCAGCAGGGGATCATGCTCCAGGGCATAAGCCTGTTGCACACCACCAGCGGTAGGAGAGCCCGAAGCAGTAAAAACTACAGCCATGGATCAGCGCTCCTTAGAGACGGAGAGGGGGTTTTTCCAAGCGTTCTGCAGCTTTTCCATATAGGAAGCAGGAGCAGAAGCAGGAGTGGCGATGGAAGCAACGGCTTTGCGAAGCTCATCAGTGGTGGCAGAGTCGCTGCGAGGAGCAGCTTCGGCCAGAGTGTCAAACATGGCAGTCACATAATCGTCGGAACGCTCCGACAGATCAGCATCGCCACGAACGGCCTTGATAGAGGCTTCCATGATCTCACGGGCAGTTTTGCCAGCAAAATCAAAAGCCGAATCAAGAGAAGGACGAGCTTTGTCAATCAGAGCAATGCGCTCTTCAACAAGGCTGTCCACGTTGACTTGCTCAGCAGCGTCAAGCTCTTGCTTAAGGCTTGCCACCTCTTCAGCGAGGGCATCGGCGCGGCCTTCGGCAGCGTCGCATTTGCCTTGCATTTCTTTTTGCATGGCGTCCATTTCTTCCTTCATTTTGGAAGCTTCGGACATCATGGCATCGTACTTTTTCTTCATGTCCTCGTAAGACATGCGGGCGTCGTCGCGTTCTTTAGTGATCGCCAGAGCTACGCTCTCGCTCACTTCAAACTCGGCGCCATCAAAATTGACCTTTGCAGTCATAGATGGTTCCTCAATGGTGGGAATCAGTGAAGGATCAGCAGCATCTAGACGATCTAGATGAAGCTTCACTTGCGGGCCTGCGCGGCCCCGACGAACAACGGCCACGTGATTACCATTAATGGCACGTTGAATGCCATCGTAGTTCTCGCCGCCGTCAGTGACGCCAGGCGTAGGATCGTAATCAACCCTGTAGCCAGCGCTGACCTCCTTTGCATCTCCCCGCATAATGCGTGCAATAGCTTCTTGATCAGTAATGGTCATGACGGCACGGACAAAGCCGTTGTCATAAACAATTTCTGAGCCAGTGAAGCCCACTTGATAGTCCTTTGTATTGGCGCTATCTAGTAGTACGGGAGGATGCTCAAAGGTGATTGCTTTGCCCGCAAATGAGGCCAAGCTTTCGGGAGACGCCACTTCTGTTTCAGGACGATATTCACGCCTAATGGAACCATCGGCATCGGTGTAATGTTGTACACCAGTGCGAGCAATGGTTGCCCAAGCACGAAGATAACCCTCAGGGGTTAGCTCGTACTTGTCAATGGGCGCGATGTCGTAACGAAAACATGTGTCGCTCATATATTAAAAATAACAAAATAAATGTATTAAACTACGATTCTTGTTCCATAGGTGAAACACCGTGCGTCATTTGCTCAATAGCACGACCAATGTTCTCAACATGCCTCACCTAGAGCGACGCATGCTTGTGGCTCAGCGCATGAAGGAGGCGCGTTTACATAGCGGCATGTCACAAAGAGACATTGCCAAAGAACTACACATTGGAGCAGCCACTTACTGCCGCATGGAAAGAGGAGAAAGCGAGCCGTCAGCAGTGCAAATTACGACACTCAGTGGTCTCTATGGAGTGACGGTGCTGTGGCTTCTTGGTCTGCCTAATTTCGTCGTAACTGTTGATCAATCCTCTTCATCGTCATCGTCTTGAAGCCCTTCAAGCTGATTCTCAATGCCAGTCATTACATAAGATTTGGCAATGGCTTCAGCTTCAAAAACAAGCATTTTCACAGGATCAAAATACTCATGGGGCTTGTCATAGCTATTCACAACAAAAATGTGAGTTTCATCTAGTCGCCCATTCTTAAAATGCTGCTCCTCGACTAGCCGCCAATTGGAAGTGTCACGATGTTCGTGAGCAGAAAGAATGCACAGCGCCTTCATCACGCCAATGCCATCTTCCTCATCTTCAATAACGCGCACGTATTCGCTCACTGTTCCTTATTGCGACTTTCCACCATTGTAATGATGCGATTAGCCCACGCCCTGCCTGCATCTCCGCCCCATAGAAGCCATGCAATGTAACCAGCATCATTTTCGCCACCGCTTTTATTCTTTTCGTGACGAGAAAAGAATGCCGCCATTCGTTTAATCGTCGCATAGCTGATTTTGCTACCACCGGCTAAATCACCAGCCCGCGCCACTCCACTGCCAATGCCCTGCTTGCCAGCTTCTTGGGTGGTCAAACCACCTTTGCCATGTTTCTTGCGAAGTTCAAGGCCGCGACGCGCTGCAGACCTTACAGACGATGGAGGGGCGAATGATTCAGCGTCGCCCCTCAATCCTTTCCCATGGAATCTTCCACTTCTTTTTCTTCCATTTCGTTTTCCTCTTCTTCGCCCATAATGGTCATGACATAGCTGTCCCAATATTCATCACTCTTTCCTTGGCGGCTCATGCCAGCTTCTGACAAAGCAATTGCAATTGCTTGCTTGCGATTTGTAACAGGCTTTTTATCGCTGCCCTTAAGGGTGCCAGCCTTAAATTCACGCATCACCTTGCGAACTTTGGCTTGCTTTTGCTTGCTAGTCATGATCCTATGGGAAAAAAGTAATGGGCGCTGTTTCAATATTAACGCCTGGCCACACTTTGCCTCGATGCAAAATTAATGCAGTCATCACGCGCTCGGCTAAGAAAGAAATATAACGACAGTTATATCCTTCAATTTGCATAATTTGCTTTTGATGGTTGTCCCAAATAGGCCACATACAGTCAAGAAGCGTTTGCATAATTTCGCAATAGTTTGCATGGTACCCTCGCGCCATGATATGACCAAAGAAAACATTCTGATTGAATGCTTGTTCAAGATCAGTGCGGGAAATTGGCATGAAGCCTTTGTCAGCCGCCCATAAAGCAGCTTCGATGCCATTCATGCCTTCATGCCCTTCACGGTATTGACGGGCGATGGAAAAAGGAAAGTTGACAGGCTCTGGAATATAAACCGTATCTTCCTTAGAAGGTTCTAATGCTTCATCGCTCCATTGCCTGCGATATTGAGCATTGCCAATAAATTCATCAGTGGCATTATTAATAAGCCAATAAATACCAGTGAGTTCTGACCACCATTTGTTATACGACGAAATATTGTGACCAGCATTGTCCAAAAGCCATCCCGCATGATTTAATTGCAATTGTTCTGCCATGGAAAGATTTTCAGCCCCTAATTTCATCCAATACAAAGAAGCGGAGGAGGAATAGCGAGGTTCATTGTCTCCATGACACATCACATAGAGATGGTGATCTTCAGCTTTCATAAACCTGCCTCGCCGCCCATAGTTCGTTGTAATTGTTCACGCCTTTGGCTCCCACGCCAGTCAAATCGCCGCCACCAGAAGGCTTGCTCCATGCAAAAATGGTGCCATCGGGCAGCACAAATGCACGATTTTTTTGTTGATGAGTGGGAGTGAGTTCAAGATAGTCGCCATAAATAAAATCAGCATCGCCTCCGTTCATGGCCAATGCCTGTCCGAGCAACGTAGGACCAGTGGGGCACAGTGGAGTAATGCCATAGTATTTTTCTTGACAATTGCCGACAATTAAATCAATTGCATTTTGCAGGGCAAAGTTATTAGGTTTTGAATAGAGAACAGTGGTAGCGCACGCCCAACTGGTATAACTAAAACGTTGAATGTCTCTAAATGCAAGCCATTTAATTCTGTCGCCAAGCTCTACTGGCGTAACGCAACGAATAGCAATATCAAAATACCATCCGCCAAGTTTATTGAGAAGACAAAATCTTCCTAAATCAGCCTTGTAAGAATAGGGCCGAAGCGAATCATAAGCTTCAACCACAGAAGAACAATAATTGTCTGCAATAAATTGGCGAAGCGTGGTTTTGTCGTAAATGGTATGCGTGGCATTTGGAAACGCTTGTTTAATAGTGCCAGTGGCGTATTGAAGAAAAGGAGAGAGCGATTGATCTTCGCTATCAGAAAGATAAATTTGTGAAATGTGCATGATCAATCAATGCGAGCGGGAGTGCCAAAACCTTTAAATTCTTTTTGTTTAGTGGTCGCCAATGTACGCTCCACTGCTTTCAGCATTTGCTTGGTGACGTAAGGCCAAGTGAATGGCTTTTCATGCACGCGATTAAAACACCACTGCCCTGCCTTCGCCAATTCATCGCGGTTTGCATAGTACCAATCCAAAATGTCGCAAAGACTTTCGGGCGATGCTTGACCGCGCTCTAGTCCATAGTTTCTATCAGTTTCCCAGCTTTCAATGGCAATGCGAGGAATGTCATGAAAAATTTCTTTCAAGCTTGTATGGTCGGGAACAATTTGAGCCACGCCAGTTGCGGCATGTTCAGTGTTTACAAGCCCCCAACCCTCACCTAGACAAGTATTGATGCCCACGTCTGCAGCATTGTACACTTCGTTAAGTTTTTCAACAGGAAGGCAATTATGAGTGGAGAATTGTGGGCTACTAAGAATAAGTTTGCCAGTTGGGTCGTAGCCTTCATCGCGAGCCACTCGCTTAAACAACGGAACAATTTCCCATCCCATATCTTTGGCGCCCATATTGAGCCATAGGCGAGCATCTGGCTTATCTTTTGCAAATTGAACGAAGCCTTTGATGGTTAAATCAATGCGCTTGCGAGGCTGATTTCTGTTGCCATTGAAGACGATAAACACATCTTCTGGCACTCCCAAGCTCTTTCGGCATTCATTCTTATCAATGGGAAAAAATTTAGTGAAATCAGTGCCGTGACCAATGATGTCAATTGGCTTGGTGTAGCCCATTTTTTCAAGCTCAAGCTTGCCAAATTCTGTGTAGGTGGCAAGTCCATCCCATTCGTTAATGCTCTCTAGAAGCTCCGGGAAAAGCCCGTAGCTGTCAATAGGAGTGTAGGTGAACCACTTAAAGCCAATGCTTTCCTGGAAGGGCTTAGCTGCTTTCCAGAGACTGATAGCGCACCAAATATCATTTGTCACCCACACCAAGTCGGGTTTAATAATTTGAACTAGTTCGCCAATGCGATGAGAGCCAAACGGGTCGGAACCATGCACCATGGCTGGATACATTTTGCAATATTCGTGCATTGGCGTAGGGTCACCATGCCAATTTACTGCGAGCACATGCACTTCATGCTCTTTTGCCAATGCGGGCAGAAGATATTCCGCCACTCGCCCAAAACCAGTTTGCACACTTGCGTCGCCGCAATAAAGAATTTTGGCCACAAAACCATTAAAGCTTGCTCAATAATACAAGGCTTTTAGACTGTGGCAAAGGGAAGGCGACATGCGCATCGCAATTATTGGCGCGGGATGGACTGGCTGTCATTTAGCGGCAACGCTCATGAAGGAGCATGAAATTATCCTTATTGATAAGGAAGGGCAGCCTTTTTGCGGCACGTCACAAATCAATCAAAATCGCTTGCATCTTGGTTATCACTACGCCAGGAATAAAGCCACCCGAGATATGTGCCGCAATACATTTGCTCGATTTATGCAGGATTATGGCCACCTAACGGATGGCATGAACAATAATTTCTATGCCGTGCCGCAAAACGAAAGTTTGTTGGACTATGGCACCATTGCTCAAATTTTTAGCGATGGTTGGGAGCATGAGGAGGTAAGCGCTTCGTTTCTTTTGCAGACAGAAGCCGTCATTCGCACGCAAGAGCGCTTCATCTCGCCATTGGCGGCACAGCGCTTTTTTGCCGACTTGCTAAAAGATGTGCTTTGGCAAGAAGATATTAAGCAAAGTGATATTAATGGATTAAAAGAAAAATATGATTTAGTGCTGGACTGCACAAACAATACTTTGCTTCGTCCTTTGCACAATGACTATTTTGAAACAGTGGCAATGTTTCTCTATAGCAAGAAGAAGACTTTGCCCTTTGACGCCCTCACTTATATTGACGGCCCAT